GTTATAATCCTCAATTTTCTTATCTTGTAATGTATCTCTTGTTAATGCATTGAGAATATTGCGCGTTCTATTAGCCATTATCTTCTTTCTCTTTAGGCAAGTTGTAACTCACATGCTCCACCAGCACATGCAAGTTCACCAGTTAGGTTAGTATTATCTACTATTTCAACCACATTAGATAAATCTACTTCCTTAAGATTAATAAACATTCCTTCAAAAGTTTCTTTATCTATATCTTCAAATGGAGCTTGCTTATAGCTCCCCCCATAATAAGGCAACACAGAAATTCCATTATAATACTCTCTATTTTCCCACATCCACTTACCCACCTTTTCCCATTCTTCTTCTCTTACAGAAACCGTGCATGAAACATTATGAGTATTATTACCTTGGCGATGACCTGGTACAATCCATCTATTATATATGTCTTTCACTCTTTCTAACAACTCTATAGAAGTTTCATGTCGCAAAATACCATCGTTTGGCGCACGTTGTGGAATAGAAATAATAGCTTGTGTTTCAGGTTTAAAGAAATCATCTTCTACCAATTCAGGATGCCGAAGAGTAAGATATGTATAAATAGCTTCATTCTTTCCGACACGAAGACGACGAATATAATAATCATTATGCCATGCATGAACACCACTCGCAGTACCTAATACACAAGAAGTCGTGCCGCTAGGCTTCACAGTAGTTATTCGTGCTGCTGCATTAACACCAATTTCTTTAGCATAATATTTATTTGTTTCTACAGCCAGTTGCGAAGCGGCTTCTAAATCTAGATGTTGAACTTTTCCACTGCCAATTCCTGTCATACCTACGCCAAGTAATGCATCTTTTTCTGTAGTTCTTCTCCATACATCACGAAGATAATGAAAATTAGTATAAGCAGTTTGAAGAGTGCCAATCAGTGTCGCGGCTACTACTCTATCATTCAACTCTTGCTGTGTTTCTACATCGCTTACATTTACTTCACAGAGATTACAAAACTGAAAGGGTCTTAATGCAATTTCTGCACACGGATTAGTGCCCCATTCAGAATCATTAGTGAAATAAACACCTGGTTCTCCTGCACCACTTTCTTTTACTTTTTCCCAAATAGCAAAGAAATCTTTCTTTTTTACTCTATGTCTAACTACTACTGCAGAATTATTAGCTCGCGCTCTCTGAGGTTCTGTCTCCCACCAATTTCCAAACTTGCATTGTAACATTTCTTGATCATCAATAGAAAACAAACTAATAGTAGCAGATCTACGAATGCCACCAGATAAAACTGCGTCTGCAATCCAACAAATAATGTCATGAACTTCTAAAGTTGAAAGTTGATCGCCGTTTTCTTTTCTATCTAAAATACGTTTTATATTATGTACACAATCTTTTAAAGGTTCTGGACCCGGTGCTTTCCCACCACTTGTAACCAACAATGCACCTTTAGATCGTACCCCACTAAAATCAAACTCAGGATCTGGACGACCACAAAAGTATGCCTTCATTAACATCTTAATACAATCGGACCATCCCTCAATGCTATCCCCCACAAGATATCGACGCCGTTTAGTGGGAATAGTAATGGAAGGTAATTTATCCACATGATGCCGTTGTACTGAATATCCAACTCCTGTACCCCCTAACAACAAAAACATTACTTCACTAAAGGCTTGGTAATCATCTATAGGAAGATACGCACAGTTATAAATGCGCGATGGAGTTTGTTTAATAGCGGCTCCTGCAAACTGCAAAGATCGCATCGACGGTAAAACTTTTTTATCAAAAACTAATTTGTATGCACTTTCTATTTCATTAGTTAGTTTAGGAAAATTCTCTATATGCATATCTCTATTACGTGTAATCATTTCTTCCCAAGTTTCGCGGCGTTGGGCTGCTGGAAGATATCGGGCGTATTTCATATAAACTGTAATCTCTGATAAAATCTTTTGTGAGATATCCAATACTAGTCTCCGTTGTCTGAAGTTTCTGAAGTTGATGTTTTTATATTCTTTACACTTTCATAACCATCTTTAAAAAAACCACGCCCAAAATGGACTGCTGCCAATTCTATAGTTCTATCAACATTATTACCTTGACATTGATTACACGTTTGTTTCTTATACCTATCATATTGTTTTATAGAACATTCTATTACAAACCCATTACCACAATCTAGACACTCATAACCATAACGAGCCATTAAATACTTCTTTTCCCTTTTTTTTCTACACGATGAATAAACTCTGTAATTCCATTATCTCTCGAACACAAAACTTCATATTCAATTTCCTCATTAATAATAACACTTTCTCTTGCGATCATATCATTAGCCATACTAATTACTTTATCCATTTTTACTTTACTTCGTGCCGCAGAATACACATTGTTAATTTGTATCTCTGAATTTCCCCAGCGTCTGGTGCGCGTAATTGTTAATCTTTCCATTATTTATTTTTCTACTCCGTCTTTAAAACTTCTGTAAAAACTTTTCATTGAATCATTACCACCCAACATATTATTTACCTTTTCACCTATTGTAATACCGCCGGTTACATTTTCATTTAAATCAATAAAAGCGCGAGCTGGGTCCATATCGATATTAAAATTAACATTAGCTTGACCCATTCTGTTTTTACCAATATGAAATTTACGTTGTGAGAACGTGCCAAAAAAATCTACGACCATCGCTTTAGTAATCGCTTCACCAACTTTATCAATAGTAATAATATCATCATTGAATCCTTCACGATTACTTTGAGTTGCCGTCCAAATCGGTAACTTCATCTCCATAGCCAACGCACGAAGATCTTCAAAAATACTTTCTAACTCAAATCGTTTCTGATCATACCCTCGTCGGCTTCTCATTAGATCACCATAATCAATAATAATGAGATCTGGATCAAATCCATTTGATAACAATCTACCCATATGAAATTTAATTGTATTAATGGTTGCAACCTTTGGTGGATATTCCTTAATAAACAATTGGCCTCCCATAAAACGCGTCAACTTATTTTCTGCTTCTACCATACGGTTTCGCAACTCTTTTGTTGGCACTCCTGTAATACGACTATCATAACGATTGCCAACATGAGTTTCGCTTAATTCAAATGTATAATGAATAACATTCTTACCTGCCGCTAATGCACCAAATCCAAGATTTACCAAGAAAAATGATTTACCACCACCAGTAGGTGCCATTACTGCACCTAATTCACCATTCGCTAATCCTCCATCTAACACTTCATTAGCGTCAAGTAATGGAAATCCTGTAGGCACAGTTATTCTAGAATCAGCCTGTTGTCTTGATCTAAATGAATCAAAATAATCATGACCCATATCTTGTTCAGTACTAATCTTTAAACTATCTTCAATTGTCTTTTGAATTTCTTCAAACTTACCTTCTTGCAGCAATTCAACTGACTTAAGTATTGCTGCTTTCATAGATTGGTTCTTACAAAACTCTATTGACTTATCTTTTGCATATTCAATTTCTTGACGATTTACTTTTGTTTCAACATCCAATAAAACATTAATTGCTGATTCTTTTAATTCACCTTCAGGATACTGGGATATCTCACTCTTTAATGTATCGTATGTGGGCGGTGCATTATACTTATTAAAGAGTTTTCTTATCTCCAACCAAATTGATTTGTGTGCTTCTGATGTAAAATATTCTTCCTTTAAAGTTTCAAAAATCTTTTCAAAAAATTCTCTATCAATCAGCGCTGCTTGTAACACACAATTTTGAAAATTTGATCCAAATGACTGAAAAGAATCAACATCTGTATGCGCCATTTATTTATCTCCTAAAATGTTATTGGCTCATGACGAACCGAATTAAATACTGAAACCCAATTATCTATATTGTTAGGCGATATGTTTTCGTTCAACAAGTTAATGCGTAACTTATAAGAATTAAACTTTTTTTCTTTATTCTCATAACACCTTTCTAACGCTTGTATAGATTGCAAACTTATATCAACATCTAATAACTGAACTAATTTATAATTTCTTTTTATTAATTCAGAATTTTCAATATACTTTTTATATTTTGTTTTCCCTTCTCCTATTCTATCTTCAACATACTCTAATAATTTTTCTAAAGTGGTGACACCAAAATTCAATATAGGAAAATCTTTCTTAACAGTAGCTTCGCCAACGCCACTAATACCTTTTATATTATCTGACTTATCACCAACAATTGCTTTTAATAAAGCATAATTAATAGGATGAACTTTTTCTCTATCAAGCATCCAACTAATATTAATCATCTCACCTTTTGGATTCTCTTTTGTTTTAACTGGCCGGTATACCTTAGTGTTTAAATCAACCAGTTGAAAATAATCGCGGTCAGTTGAAACGATAACCTTTTCATAATTGTTTTTAAATAATTGTATACAAGAATAAGCTATCTGATCATCTGCCTCAAGATACTGAACTGCAGGTTGATAAAGTGGCAAAACATCTAAACACTCTTTGAGTAACTGCAGCTGCCGAGCAAATGATTCTTTTTCATCTTCTTGAGAATATTCAAACTGCCGATTCAATCCACGAAACTTTCGGCCTTCTTTATATTCTTTTAAGGTTCTTCTACGTCTTTCAGAAGATCCTTTGCCTTCCCATACCACAGAAACAATATCTGGGGAGTGCATTTTTATTTGAGATTGCAAACTATTTAAAGTTCCAAAAACGCCACCCACATGTAACCCATCATCATTTGATAAACGAATACTAGAAAAACATCTCACAAACATATTCATCAAATCAATAAACAAAACTTTTTGCATCTATTTTTTTACTCCTCTAAATGTGTCTGTATAATATAACTAATTTTTTCTATTTTGTCAAGCATTATTTTTCTTTTTTTGTCAGTGCAGGTGCTCTTTTGGATCGACGCGGTGCCCTGCGCAGGTGCCATACTTCTTTTTTTAATTGATTATCTACAGGTTTTGCAACTACTGGTGTCTTTATAAATTCTTTTACCGTTGGCTCTTTTGCTCTTAAATAAGTTTCTATATAGGGAGGATTAACCACATCGATAATCCTACGAGATTGAGAATAAAAAGAGTTATGATGTTGATAATTTCTCTGCCTTTCATAATTACGATAATAAGGCCAGTAAGGGTAATATTGAGTATTATAGTTTGGATAATAGATGTTAACATCCTTTTTAAATCTACCAACCGATGGAGTAAATTGTTCAGAATACTTTTCTAATGATAGATGTTCCTTATCATTAACAAGTACAAAATCAAAAGTAGGCATTTTTAATTTAGTATATCCACACCCACTTAAAAAAAATAACAAAAACAAATAAGTAATAAAGTTTTTCATCAATTGTTTTCCTCTATAAAACAAAACAAAATCTTTCCAATTTATTAAAGGTACTCTCTGTAATTCCAAATACCTTTTTTCTTTAGCTTTGGCCAATCGCCTTCTATGCCTTTCCTGTTTTAATATGCATAGTCTGTTGCCAGGAGTGCTCCATATACAAAACTCAGTAAAAATAACAACCCATATTTTAAGTGTAATGAACAAAATGAAAACCTTTAGTAAAAACTAGTAACTCATAAACTTTAATCATTACTCTTCTCCAACTACAACTTATTATTAGAAATCATTATAAGCAAAGCTTATTCTTCTCATAGAAGCTTTGCTATATTTGTAAGGTCTGGTACCCGGTGTTTCTAAAATATCTACACGATTTACAAATCTTTTATTCATTACATCCCGCACTTGATAAACTCCAGATTTCTTACCTGCATCCAACCAGATATAATCTCCAAAGTTAAGAAACCCGCCGACACGTATCAACATATTCTGCGAAACCGCAACATACTTATATTCACTTGCGTTGTTTATTCTTATAACAGTTCCATCAGCCGTAATGTTTGGAGTATCATCTGTTTGACGTGAAACAGGGTGATACATAGTTACTGTAATTATGTGCTTATTATCTTCATATTTTTCTATCTTTTTCTCATAAACCGCTAGTCTTGCAGACAACTCTAACGCGTGTTGAGTAGTATCAAATATTAGTGAGTCCGACAACTCAACCTTGCGTTGTAGGAAAGTTTTATCTTCTTTTAGTCCATCTACTATATTATTCTTTTCTAGACTATGAGATACAAAAATCAACGATAAAAGAATAATAACGATAGTTTTAACTGTTTCTTTTTTCATTTTTCTCACTCCGATAATATAAATACTCATTGAGAAATTAAAAAAAGTATCTATCATTCAAAAAAAAATAGATACAATTTCTAAAAAATTTTTCTAAAAAATATGGCTGGGCTGCAGGGATTTGAACCCCGATAACAAGAACCAAAATCTTGTG